TTTATAGGGAGATTATTATGAAAAAGGTAAAATAAAATCTTATTAAATCAACGCTCTTGGAGGGTGTCCCCTCCAACTCCCCGACCTCTGGACAAGGTCTATTTTTTTGAAAAAAATTTAAAAAACTTCATCAAAACTATTGACATTATACAACTTTAGTTGTATAATAGATACATAAGGTTAAGGAGGAAACCTTAGACAAGGAAACTAGTAGAAAGGAAAACAAAATGTTTAAGTTCAAAAAGAAGCCACTCAAAGTAAAAACAAATAAGCTAGTAGTCAAAATAAACTTATTTATAATCAGCTTTGAATGGCACATCGAATTTGGATAGTGAGAAATCACTATCCACCCCTTCGGGGGTGTACTTAAATTATAACAGGAAAAACAATGAAAGTAAATCTAAAAATTAGAAAAACCACCAAGCGTGAAAAAGTTGAATTTATTATTGGACTTTTTCTACTCCTATTTGCAGTTTGGTATTTTATGAGGTAATATATGTCAGTAGATATTAAAGCTATCCGCTGGCTTTTAGACAACGCCACAGCCTATGCTATCAGCAAAAACTGTGGCGTATCTATCCAGGCAGTAGATAAGTATAAAAACGGTGTATCAGATATTATGAACATGCGTTTAAAACACGCTATCAGCATGACTTCTTACGCCCATACACTACAAGAAAAACAGTGAGTTCCATCACTGTTTTTTCTATTTTGAGCAAACAAAAAAACCGCAAGCCTGAGCCTGCGGTCTAGTGTACAATATTTTTGATTTTATACAGATTTTTAGTCAGATCTTTAAGAAAGCAATTCGTTAACTCGATTTTGTACCGCTTGTGCGTCATAACCAGCTCTCGATAAATTATCATATCTTTCTTGTCCATTGCCCCAAAGTCCTTGAATGACCTCGTTAGCTACGGTATTAAGATCCACGGTGTCTTCGCCACCTAAAAGACTATTCACTTTATCTTGTACAGTTTGAGCGTCGTAACCGGCATTTTCTAGTTTGTCGAAACGTTCTTGACCGTTACCCCACAAGCCTTGTAGCACTTCATTTGCTAACGTATCCAAGTCTTTACTAGTGTTTCCAGCATTTAAGAGGTCATTTACCTTGTCTTGCACGGCTTGCGCATCGTAACCAGCATTTGATAGGTTATTAAAACGTTCTTGCCCATTACCCCAAAGGCCTTGCACGACCTCATTGGCTATGGTATTAAGGCTTTTTAGATCGTTTTTACTGATTGAATTATCTTCCTCATCATCTAACAATACAATATTCTTGTCAAACGGGTTACTTGAATATTGCCACCATCTGATACCGTCCATGCTTGGGAAATAGTCAAAGTCAGCTGTACCATCGTTTAGCCCATATCCAGCAATCCAAAGGCTATTAGGGAACTCTGCAAGGATTTGCTGATAGTCAATATTATTGAGCGTGAATGGCTTGTAGCTGTAATAGATTGGCTCATAGCCATTTTCTTTGAGGATTTCCATAAAGCGAATACATGCATCTGTATTTGCCTGTTTATCTCCGCTAGCGTGATCTTCGTAATCAAGACACAAGTATTTTACTTTTTGAGGTACATTATCAAGGAAGTAGCGTGCCTCTCTTTCTGCCTCATCTACGTCTCCACCAAACCAAGCAAAATGGTAAAACCCAATAGGGTTAGACTGTTCCACTTGTGCGGATAAGCAAGGGTTGATATAGCTTGTACTTTCAGAAATTTTGATAATAGTATTCTGTGTACCCATGTCAGCCAAAATACCTGTAATATCGTATCCATTGTGGCTCGATACGTCGATGAATAAGTCGTTTTTCTTCATTGTTCTCTCCTATTTCCACGCATCGTTCATCTGCTTCACCGCTGACTCAACAAATGTATCGAGGTCACGGTCAGTCATGCTGATGTTATATTTGCTAAGCTCAGCACGAATTTTAGTGCGTGCTTGTTCCAGCTTATCTTCACCCTTATATCCAGTTTCAGCTGCTATCTGCTCAACTGCATTTACTGCGTTCTTGGCCAAGATTTCAACGATTTTGATGGTCTTTTCTCCACCTTTTTGAACCAAGTAGTCCTTGACTGCTTTGACTGCAATACCAGCCAAAATGACAAGGATGCTGATTGCTCCATTTGTGATAATTTCATTAATCTGTTGCATTTGTATTTTCCTCCGAAATATCTAAATTTAAGTATTTATTGAATAGGGCATCAATTCGTCCATTGCCTCCTAGCTTCTTGTAGCTCGAGTGCATTTTGTGAATAATGTCTGATTCATGTACACTTGTGTATCCACGTTTCAGAGCAGCCGTGATGTCGCGTTCAAGTCGTAGATACATGGTCACTAGATGTGCTTCATCATGAACTATTAACTTTTCATTAACTTCAGTTATTTTTTGCTTATTATCCTCTCCGATAGCATGAATAGTACTCAATTCACCTTTCAGTTCCTTGAATTGTTCTTGGTTGAGGTGACCTGCTTTACTGGCTCGCATGCCGAACCAACCAGTCGCAACAACTCCAATTGTTGGAGCAAGTTGAGCGATAGCGTGTATCATTTTTTCAAAGATATCAATCCATGTCATAACCTCCCCCTTGTCTAATCAATACGTGGCATGACCACGGTCAGCACACCTTGCTGCAGCATATCAGAGAGCGACTGGTCTTTGTAAGTATAGCCCTCTGTCGCTTGCATTTGGAATTTGAAGATAGTCTGCGTACCTTGTGGCCATTTTGGATTGCCATCATGCGGATAAGGCATCGCTACTATGTCTCCGTTTGTGTAACGGTTGGTCTTAACAAGCGGTTTGATAAACTCAGCCACTTTGTTGTAAGCATAAGTAGGCATACCTCCGTTTTGAGCAATCGCAAGTGCAATCAAGACTTCAGTAATTGCTGAAACAGAATCCAGATACTCTTTGTTAGCAGTCAAATCTTCCTTGGTCTTGTTAAGTTGTTCCTGAGCTTGCACGATTGCGCTAGATGGGTCAATTTCTGTCTTGACAATATCTAATACTGCCTTGATTAAAACATCGTCAGAATCGCCTGTACGGTCTCCTGCAAGCTCACGCATGTTCGTACTGTAGCGACTGCCATCGGCAAGCTTGACTTCAACAACCGTCACAGTCTTATCGCCCAAACCTCGCGTATAAGGCTTGCTTGCTAGTTCGTAATTACTAATTGCCATTTGTCATTTTTCCTTTCACTTCTTCAAATAGCTCTTTTAGAGCTGGGTCATATTCAAGAACCTCTTTCATCGTATGTAATTCACTTGCTACATACAGATAAAGGGCCTCAAATCTCGCTGAGTCTTGAACACTTGCTCCGAACTTTTTTGCTAATGAATCAAGTGTCAATTGATTTACTACTTCATTCATGTTTTCATTCATGCTACTATCTTCTCCATTTCTTCTATTTTTTGATTTAGTTCTTGTACCGCTTTAATCAGGTAAGGCACAAATTTTGAGTAATTGATTGTTAAGTGGTTATCCTCTCCCTCATATTTTTCGACTGCACCAGGAATAATATTTAACACTTCTTGCGCAATCAGACCGATTTCTTCATGAGTCTTATCCTTAATGTAGTCAAATGCCACTAAATTCAAAGCATTTATTTTATCAAGTGCCTTGACCAATGTCGGTCCAATATTCTCTTTCAATTTTCTATCTGAACCGGTTGTAATTCCAGCGTGTTGTCTCCATTTTCCGGTAACAATTTGACTCCACCAAACAACAGCGTTATATCCACCAGCTGGGTTATCCCCTTCGCCATTAACATCGTCTGAAGCAATCCATATCCCTTTGGGAGCATTGATTTTAGAGTAGAAATTAACCTTTGATGTGCTTGCGAAATCTACTTTGGAATAAAAATCCACATCATTCCTACAATACATCTTCCCGTCAGTGTTGACATACCAGGCTTTGGGACCAGGGGTGTCTAAACTTTCACCCCAATTTGCCCAAAATGCGTTCCTGTTCGCACCTGCGTTCGTTCCGTTACCCATCCCAACACTAACAGAGTTAATTCCTGTTATGAAATATCCATTTCTGTTTGTGTATTGACCAAATCTGAAGCCTCCAATTTTACCTTGAAAACCTTCTAGAAATGTCGCAGTAACTACAACAGACCTAAGTTTGTTAATGAAAGCCTCTTTAGCAGCAAGCGTATCTGTGAAGATATCGCTTGATACAAATCGTCTGGCCATAGCCATATCCATGACCAACTTATCTGCCGTGATAGAGTTAGATTTAATGATGTCTGAATTGAGCGTTCCGACACTGGCATCGCCTACAAACAAGCGTTTGAAGTAACCCTGAATAGCCGTCAATTCATCAAGTAAGGTCTTACCCTTTAATCGAATCTTTTCAGCTTCAATCAAAATTTGATTGTTAGTCGCATTGATTTGCGAAACGATTGAACCTACACCGTTGATGTTCTGAACTGCCCACGAGCCAGCCAACTGTCTTTGGACCGTTTTCACAGCTTCAAGAGCATCATTTGGTGCTACTGAGTAATCAGATGGAGCTGAGCCCTGTTCTACTTTTATCAAACCATCATCGTACATACGAGCTGAGAATCTGACGTAATAAGCATTTGCTGGTACAGTGATTTGATTGATATTGTGTTGTTTGCCTACAGTTGTTTTATAGGCGTTCAAGCCTGGTTTGCGGTTATCAATAGGATTTTTGTTTTTATCAAAAAATTGCCAAGCTGTCCATGCCATTCCATTCTCAGGAAGAGTTACCCAATGCTGAAAAATAATTTTTTCATTTGGATCCACTGAAATGAAATCGGATGTAACCTCCTTTTGTGTAGCATTCGCTACGTTAATGATTCCAGCATTTCCTAAAAATCCTTTAGTGAGCGTTGAGGTTAAGAATAAATTCTGATGTTCCGCAAATGCCTTCCCAACTTCAACCTGGAACAGCTGATTGGTCATAGCCATACGAGCAACCTTATCCGCAATTCCATTTTCAGTATTGCCTAGAATACGCTCATAGAGCTGGCTGGTCTCTCTTACTCGCTGGAAATCGGATTGATTCGCCTTCCCAGAAAGTAGAGATGATATATCTGCGAACCTGCCATCTACTGCTGTTTTGTAATTAGCAATCTGAGTAGCAATCGAACCATTTTGTGGATTGGTAATTGCATCAAACCTGTTCTCAATAGCTCTTACAGTTTCCTGATAAGTCGCTTTGCCTACGTAGTCCTTCGCAACTAGCTCACGTACAGCCGTCGCTTGTTTTGCGCTTTCCTCACGAGTGTAACGCTGTAAAGCTTCCTGTCGCTGACTATCATTTTTTACGTATTCTTGCACAGTTGATAATTCTGTACGTAACTTCCCGGCTTCAGCTGTGACCAGAGTCTTATCTGCTTTATCCTTGGTTGAGTTCAGGATTTCCTGACGAATAGAGCTAGCCTGCACTTCAAATTCAGCCTGACTCAATTTCTGATCCAGCTTGTTCTGTGTGTCTGTCTCAAGACTCTTCACAGACTGCCTGATATTCTCAGCAGTCACGTTGAGTACGCTGATATCTGCCTTGGTTCTGAGACCTTCAGTCAGACGGCTCACACCAGCATCAAGTGCATCAGCGCGCTGTTTAAAGTTGGATTCGACTATAGAGATACGCTCTTCTTGATCTTCAGGGGCTGGACTCCAGTCAGTAGGGATAGTACCGTATTCAATTTTAATCTTAGTCTTTATCGTATCTCCTATTTTGAAACTTGTACCACCACAGCCAAAACAAAGAGATATGAAAGCGACTCCTTCCAAATCTTCCGAAGAAATTATAAAAGAACTTTTTTTGTATCTTTTATAAGCTTTTATGGATTTTTTATCCTTATCAAAAAAAGAAATAAAATTTCTGATAAAAAGAGGATTCGAGATAGTTACATAGATTTGTTTTTCTTCTAAAACAGGAATCAAAATACCATCTCTATCATTTGCTTGCTTTGGAGGAGATGCGGCTATGCCTACATAAGGGTCTGTTCCTGTTGCTCTGAAGGATATTTCACCAGAAAAAGCGTCTAATTCTAAATCGGTTAAATGACTACTGCTAGCAATCCTGTAGTTCTTACTCAAAGCGTATAGGTTCCTACCACCAACTTTAACACTCGCTATCTTACTAGCCAGCTCCTCGGCTGTCTGTGTGAGTTCTGACTTGCTGGCTTTACCATTGGCCAAGTTGGTCAGCTCTGAAAGCCTGCGAGTCGTTGTCTCCTCATACGTAGCTTGCGCTGACTTCACACCAACCAGTTCCTTCTTGGTCTGGATAAGTGCTTCAACCTGCTTGGCAATCTCAGATGTAACCTGTTCCTGCTTCGGTCGAATATCGTTCGCGATGGTTCGCTTCAGGGAGTCCAACTCACCCGATAGAGCCGTTTGAGCGCTTGTAGCCTGTCTCTTAAACTCTTCAAGTCTAGCAACAGAATCCAAACCAATCCGCTTGGCTTCTTGAGCGAGTAGACTGCTTGCGCCAGCGTTTCGCAAGGCTTCTTCAGCCCTGCGCTTAGCTTCTTGTAATGGGCCGTTGTTAAAACTGCTAAAGCGCTGGTCGATAGTGTCAGAGAGTTGTCTCTTGACTTCTTCGGCTCTGGCTTTGGCAGCATTGAGACCGTCTGTGAATTGATTGACCAACTCTTCTTTCTGCCTATCAAATGCAAGATCAGCATTCTTGAGTTCTCTGGCTAACTGCCTTTCAAAATCATCTTGAAGTTGTTGGGCTTCACCCTTGACGGCATCACTCACTGCGTTGCCAATTGCATTCGCAAGACCTGACTTGAACTGCCCAAAACCAATTGTATTCAATTTTTTGCCCATTGGTGAGTAAGTGTACTTAGTAATCTTCTTGCGCACATCCAGATTGTAGACCTCATGAAACAGACTCACAATATCAAACATCTGAACGGGCACGTCACTCTGTCCGACAACCTCAATCTCAAGGCTATCTTCCATCATGTCGCAGAGCGAGGTCCTAAAATACTGCTCACCATACTTGCGAAGGCTGGCTTCATCCTTCACGTCCTGATCATTAACCTCAATCACATCTTCATAGATTTGACTGTACTTGTTAATGAGTGGACTATCAATCGTAACCGTGAACGTGCGATCAGGTGCTTTCTCTCCCTCAGCCTTGACCGTCGCGATGAAAGTAATCCGAGTTTTCAGAGATTTAGTAGAGGTCTTGTGCTGATAGCTAGAGAGGTTTTTCTTGTACATAAAAAGCGATTCATTTTCTGAACCGCCTTTTTTCAAAAGTCTAACCTGGTAACCATGACGAACAAGGTCCCCACCCCATTGACCTATGATCGAGTGCTTATCTTTCGCGAATGCTTCCATAGCATTCTTGGAGTCGATATTAAAGGTGTGTCTATCTTCAATATCAGAGAAGAATGAGAACGGATTATCACGAGTGATGCTTCCAGCGAAGCGACTCAAGGCAGTCGAGCCAGTCTGTCTATCCAAAGAGATTGGATTGACCACATAGTTATTCAAGAGTGTGAATACTTGGTTCGCATAGACTTGAATATAGCCATGCTTCTTCTCAACCTCGAAAATGACGAAATCCTGCTCACCGTGCAGGTCATCAGCCGTTAGAAATATCTCTTCCTTCAACTTCTCCCACAATGGATCGGATGTCGGAAATCGGAAGCTCAATTGATAGGTGCTATTAGCCTCTTGAACAATTTCATCAGCATAGGCAGCATTCAGAGGTATATTTCCATTTGTTAAATAAATCAAATCTTATACCTCCAATTCGGTCGAATAGTAATTTTACGAACATTTCCAGTAAATGAAACACCAACCTTGCCAGTCGGAATCTCCAAGACCCCCCCACGTTTTCGGAGCGTGTTCTGAACCGCACCAGTAGCATTGTAGATATTTTGCTTACCTTGCCTGCAATCAATCGTGGCCTTGGTCTTAATAGCAAGATACATGGTCTTACGGCCAATAGTAAGGGAGATATCACCATCCCCCTCAACCTCGATGATAGGCTCTGAATAGATTGTTCCAAGATTGTTGATTGTATCAGATGCAGTCAGAACCACAGGTTCTACGCTCTTCTGATATCGGAATGGTTGCATGTCTAACTTGATCTCTAACTTCCAAGCATGATTCCCAAAAGGTTCAAAACTAGCAGTCACAAAGTTAGCATAAAACAATGAGTCAAGCTGATAGCTAAATTCCAAAACGTTATCATTCGATTGAAACTTATCAAGAATACCTGAAATCTCAACCATTTTTTTAACGTGGAGAGTGAAGGTCCTTTCGTAACTGTCGAAAGAACCGTCTAACACACGGTAACTACCATTGACTCCATAAAGAGTTACCTTCTCTCCTTTTGGCTTAGCAGCCTCCACCTTCCCAAAATCGGTCACAACACAACCAGGAAGGCTTGATGTATTAAAACCGTTGATGATCATATAATCCATTAAATTCCTCCCCTCGCATAAATAGCACCGTGTTGTTCATAGGTTTTGATTGAGATAATGTCATTGTCCAGATAAACGTCTGACGATTTTTCAAGGATAGCAGTAAGGATCTTCTCCATACTTGCTCTCAGAATCGCTATCTCAGACACGGTTTTATTTTCATGTGCTTCAAATTGAGCTGATGGCACAGCCAACTGAGCCTCAAGACTTTTAGTCACGGACGCAGAGGAATTCAGATCCAGATTATCTCCTGAAAATACGTCAGATATTTCTCCAGCCATGCCTCCGACCGTTTGTTTGACCTCCTTAAATTGGTCTTGCAATCCTTGGTCTAACCCTTTCATGATTGCAGTACCAGCAGGAATCAAAAGTTTACGGTCATATTCGATCGGTCCTTTGTGGTCACGAATCCAGCTAGCAATGCCACCAACAAAATTTGTGACAGAGGACCACATAGACTGCAAACCATTCAAGAAACCTTGTAAGATTGCTTGTCCTGCACTATACAAATCAATATTCCACAATTGATTGAAGAATCCAGTTACATTACTTACAAGACTAGATACCGCATTAGACATAGTGTTCCATGCGTTCTGTGCTCCAGACACAAGACCATTGATAATACTTAGAACACTAGACGCTAGAGAACTCCAAGCATTGCTTGCCGTTGACTTAATACCTTCCCACAAACTTGATAGGAAGTTCATAAAGCCATCCCAGATATTTTGAGC